TATTTAAATTAAATTAATTATTTAAATATTAATTTAAATACCTATGTATGGGAAATTCACAATCAACACAAAAAATAAATTATGAAGATGTTCAATATGTGATAAAAAACGCAGAGGCACATATATTAATTAACACCTTAAATGAGAATGAACAAGAATGTTTGCTACCTAATACAATCGGAATTCACAAAGAAGTAGAGTTAATTAATAATTTAATTAAACATGGTAACAAAAAAGTAAGAATAATTGTGTATGGTCGCAATTCTAATGATGAAAAAATTTATACTAAGTATAATCAACTCACTTCCCTTGGATTTTATAATGTATATATTTACACAGGTGGATTATTTGAGTGGCTTATGCTACAAGATATATATAGCGAAAAAGAATTTCCAACAACAAAAAAAGAATTGGATATTTTAAAATATAAACCAAATAAGATGTTAAATATACAATTGTTAGAATATTAACATGAATAAAATTATTTTTTATTTTCCATTTAGTATTTTTTGTGTTACCAAATAATTATCTACTGCTATATTGGAAAGCTCATCTGCTCGCCTATTAAAATTTCTTAAAACATGTTCATACTTGATTATATCAAAACTGCTCTCTAATTCCTTTGCTTTATCATAAAGCTGAACCAAGTTTGGAGACTTGCATTTATAAACTCCTGTCATATGATTAATAACAAGTTGGCTGTCACCTTTAACTAACAATGTTTTGATATCTAACTCTATAGCATGTTGCAGACCTAATATTAAACCTGCATATTCTGCATGATTGTTTGTTGCATTTTCTCCTACAAAAAATGTGCCAGACCAAATTTCGTAATTATCATAATAAACAACTGCACCAGCACCGCCTAATCCAGGATTACCTTTACTACATCCATCAAAATTCATTACAAATCCGTGTTCAGGATAAATTTTAGGAGATATATTTTTAACCGCATATTTAATTTTTGGAAGCATAATAACTAATATAATATAGTTTAGATATTTATGTTTAAATTCTCTTCATTTTTATTGTAAATTTATAATAGAGTAAAACAAAACATATATTTTATAAAGTAATATAAAGAAATGTTTAATTTGTTCTTGTTTTTCTCTCTATTTATAAATTTACAAAATATATTTGCTGAAACAGAATGCCCATATGTAACAATTGCCGGCGACAGAAGAATAGATAAATCAAAACTTAGGCTTGTCCAATATAATGTAGAATGGTTATTTATTGATTATTATAGCCAAATGAATTGTCCTGGCGAAGGCTGCACTTGGAAGAACGCAACAGAAGCGCAAACACACATGGATTATGTTGCAAAGCGAATCAGTGCATTAAACCCGGATATTATAAATTTTTGTGAGGTAGAAGGATGTGATGAATTAAATATGTTGAAAGAAAAATTGGATGGAAGTTATTTACCCTACTTAAAAAAAGGCACTGATAGCAGTACCGGGCAGAATGTCGGAGCACTGACTCGCGTTGATCCCTTAAAAAGCTTATATAGGACCGAACTTAAATATAATTATCCTATTTCTGGTTCCAAATGTGGTTACACCGGAACTGATGGGTCAAGTGGTGTTAGCAAACATTATATTACTGAATATGAATTTAATGGAATGAATATTGCTTTTATTTCAGCACATTTATTAGCCATTCCAACCGATCCAGCTAGATGCGCTCAGAGAGAAGCACAAGCCTCTGTATTACAAAGTGTCATTGCTAATTTCATAAATAATCAGTACGAAATAATAATGCTAGGTGATTTTAATGATTATGATGATGAGATTTTAGATATAAATGGCAACAAACCTATATCACAAGTTTTGGATATCTTGAAAGGGATAAAAGGTGATTACGCTGGAAAATATCAGCTCCATAATGTTGCTGAAACTATACCGCAAAATGAAAGATATAGTGATTGGTGGGATTCGGATAAAAATTGTAATACTGCTTCATCAAATGATTATTCAATGATTGATCACGTATTGGTTACGGATAAGATAAGAAAAAATATTATTAATACTTTTATTTATCATGGTTATGATGAATTTTGTGGTAAATATGATTCTGACCATTATCCTGTTGTAATAGATTTACTTTTTTAAAATTTCGCTTAGAGATGCCAGATCTTTTTGAGCCTTTTTATGTAATTTTAAGGATTCCCTTTTTGCATAATTTGTAACAAACAATTTATCCTTTCTCATTTTAAAAACTCTGTAGTCAAACAAATCCATTGCTTCTACAAGAGCTTCACTATATGTAATATTTTTGTCACTATTATTAAACATTCTGTACATTATACATCTATCAATATCATATGCGGCTAATAAATCAGCTTCTCTAACTATATGATATGCTAATTGATATTCACCTAAGTCAGGATACCCGTTAACTTTTACTTTTGAATAAGACATAGTTCCGATAACTTGTCCTATTATTTCTAAATCAGAAGGAGGCATATAATTAGATAGATATTCTTGATATCTTAATATTCCTTGTTTTTCATCCATATACTTTTTATCACACATATCATGACCAATAGATGCCATGTAAATGATTTCTCTCTGTTTTTCCAAATAAGGATTACTTTTAAACTCACTTTCATAAATTTTTTTAGCAAATCCATATACTTCCATACTATGTTTTACAGCATGTGATTCATCAATTTTATATAATTGACTCGTATCTATTACATATTTAAAACCTATATTTATTAAATTCATAATTGATAATGCAGACGACATAAGTTTCATTATTATATTACAATAAAAGGGTTTAATTCATTTTTTTATTATAATTAGTTCCACACATTTTATCTATCCAATATTCTCCGTAGTTGTAATTAGGTAATTTATGATGTATCAAATGATGATTGCCTACTAACCATATAAATCGCTCATCGTGTTGCATTAAATTACGAATAAAAATGAATAATAAAGCACAAAAAAATATGTAATGTGTATTTTCTTGAATTAAAAGAGGACCGCAAATACCCATCGTTTCTAAAGGAAATTCTATTATTTCGCCAACATAAGCATCTAAATAAGTTAACTGGTTGTGTATTTTTTTATGGTGTTTCTTATGGATATAATAAAAATATTTAGTATGCAATAAACGATGAAAAATGTAATACCATACATCATGCGAAACAATATATATATTAAATACTAAACAATACGTAATATACATTTACTGGTATAGATAAATATTTTATAATTTACAATATTTATTATTGACTATATTGAAGATTTATAAAATAACAAATGCATCAATGTAAGAAATCTATTCTTGCACTGGGATTGATTTTCATAAATGACGATGTTTCCATCTAAAATAAGTTACTTGCGACAAACGCAATCGGTAAAAGCTTTATCCAATATATTGTTATGTTTATTTACATACACAAGGAAAATCTGGAGAACATTTTTTTCCATCTTTCACTTTAGTCCAGCATGCAAACCCCTTTCCTTTTAATTCAGGTTCTTCTTTTATAGCTCCTTTTAAAGAATCGCCTAAAACTAACCAACAACCAGGCGGACCATGAGGCGATCCAGTTACTACATAATTAGATTTTTGAAAATATTTTGAACAATCTTTTCTAGTTAAATCTTTGCGGTTATGTGAAGAACATGTTCCGTTTGATATCCATTTGTATTTTTTATATTGACTTTTTTTTGTAGTAGAAAATCTTGTCTTTTTCATTTTATAATGTCTTTTTGTTTTTGAAATACGCATATATAATATATAATATATAATATTTTTTTTTTTTTTTTCTTCTAGTATTTTTTCCTTTTCTTCTAGTATTTTTTCCTTTTCTTCTAGCATTTTTTCCTTTTCTTCTAGTATTTTTTCCTTTTCTTCTAGCATTTTTTCCTTTTCCTCCTCGTTTTTTTAGAGAAGTGGTTTTCATTGTAAATTCAGATACTCCTTTAATCATTGGATACCTATATTTTAAAGGTTTTTCTGGTCCATCTCGTTTAGCATTAGGTTTTAATGAAGTTATGCCGGCTAAAATGGATTCATATAAACCAGGAATTTTTTGTTCATCTAAATACGGAGAATATAAATCTATAAATTTATCTCTCCTATTATTTTTAACTATATTTCTTACAAAAGAAGCTGAAATGGCATTTACTGGTACTTCACTCATAACTAATGCATCTAATTGTTCTGGGTCTGCAGATTTCTTTTTATACTCTCCCATTTCTTCTCTCTCTAAGATTTCGCCTGAAACAGAATGAACATTATCCCATTTAAGGAAATAATCAGTTATTGAGTCTAACAAATCTTTTCTGTCATCACCAATAATTAAAAATAAATTTACATCTTGTATCCCCGCATCTTTTTTTTCCCCAACAATTGGAATAAGAGGCGTAAATGGTGTTGCTCCTTTTACTTCAGGAACGCATATAGTGAAAACTCTTAATCTTTGAATTTTTGATTTCAAATCTATGTCTGTTGTTTTAGTTATCATGATTTGTTTAAGAGAATTTATCATTGTTTTTGTTACATCACTTGCATCTCCTAATACATTAATTTTTTCTGGACAAGATATAGGATTTTCATTATTGTCATTTGTTTTTGAGAGAATGATATACACTTCTTCAATATTTTTGTGAATGGCTTCATCAATTAACTTTTGGATAAGGTGTAAATGACCAGGCGTAGGTGGGTTCATTCTAGCTAAAGTAAAAATAATAGTATTATCAGGTCTATAATCTATACTCATTTAATATTTATAAAGATTAATTTTTAACAAAGCAATCAATATCGGTAATCCATTCTTTAAGTTGGTTTTGGTTTTCATAAATATCTATATTACCATCTAAAACTAGCTGTTTTTGACAAACACATTCTCCTGAAGAAGTATCCAACATATGATTATGATAATTATCGCAACTTTTCAAATATTCCAAAGATATTAAGCTCTCTCCTTCTCTGGATCTTTTTAAAATTCTAGAATGACATTTTTCAGGATCAGTTTTTACATATATAACCTTATGAACTGGAAATTCTTCAGAAAAGGCGTCAAACCATGTTAAATAAATTTGATAATTAATATGTTCAATTTTGTTAGAGTCATAAAGCATTTTTGCAAAAACCATTTTGTCTGTGTATAAACTACGTTCTGTTATAATAGAAATTTTTTTAGATGAAGTTATATTTTTAACAGCATCTTTAAAAACTTTCAACCTAGAAATATATGCCATCATCTGAAAAGAAAA